GTTGGCTTTGTTTTCGCGGCCACAGTAACGGGAGAGGGGGTGGCCGCGTAGAGCGCAGGTCTGCGTTCTAGATTTGGTACAGGCCGCGGGTTGCGGCCGTCGCCTTAGAGGGCGAGGAGTGCGTTGGCGCCTACACGGGTGAGGGCGTCGAAGGCGAGAGGCGCGAGCTTGGCGAAGCCGCCGCGAAGCATGCTCATGAAGTCGTCTCCGGAGGAGATGGCGTGGTTCGCGAGGGCGCCTGCGGTGCGGACGGCCAGCTCGGGGCTGCCGACGCGCCCGGGGACGGGGTCGAGCAGGTCGCTGGCCCCGACGGCGGGAACGGTCTCATAGTTTGCGCAGTAGTCGATGATGTAGTTGCCGCCGGGGACGCCGCCGATCAGAGTAATGACGGGGCTCATCCACTCGTGCTTCGAGGTGCCGTATAGGATGGAGCCGGCGGTGGCGCTGCAAGGGAGGGAGACGAGCCTCATCCCCTCAGCGACGGAGGTCCCAGTCTGGGTGGAGTAGTACGAGTCTCTGACAGAGTCGAAGCTGAAGTTGACGTTGAGCTGGTTATATGCGCTACAGAACTGCGTACTGTGCATGAGGGAGCCGAGGAAATCGCCCTGGCGGACCGTGGCGGGGTTTGCGTCCCGGATGCTCATCATGGCGGACACGAGGATGGTGTTATTTAAAACGACGTTCGTGTTGGAATATGGGAAGACCCCAATACTGGTGGCGGTAAGCGGGGCGCCGACCCAGGAGGAAGCGATCGCTGAGCTGGAGACCCCAGCTTGATTGTAGTAGACGGGGGTGTAGAGCTCTGAGGGTTGCCAGGTCACGACGAGGACGCCCGAGGCGTTGGCAGTGAGGGTCGCGGTCCCGCGGTAGCAGAGTGGCGCTGTGGGAACGGGGAATGGCCGGGGCCACCTGGTGCAGATCCGCTGCTCGGGTGAGAAGAGGCCGGCGATGAACTCTGCTTCGGCCGATTGTCGCCAACGGTTGTAGGCGGCAAGATGGCCACGGTTCATCCGTTTAGGGTTACGAATGATCTCCTTCACGAGGGTTTGCGGTTCGACTGAGGCGAGCGGGGCGGCGACGCGGGTGAAATCCTTTTGGGACGTAGAGTTGGCGGAAGCGAGGGCGCTGGCTCGTGCGCGACGGGCTTGGCGCTGACGACGTCTCCGTGCGGTCTGGTTCTTCGGGTTTCTCTTTGTTGGCATGTTTGTGTGTCCCGACACGATGAAATTCATGAGCGCAGGGGAGATCCAGACAATCTCCTTGCGGTCGAGGAGCTGCCTAAAAACGGGGGCGAATACCTCAGGTTCGAGACGGTGGCCGTACACCGCGCTGATCTGGGAGAGGCAGGCTTCCGCGGTCCCAAGGGCGGGGGTCTGCTGAATTTCGACGTTGTGGGCGTAACGGTATCCGGCGTTAGGCCGCGAGGCCTTCCAGTGGTCAAAACGGCGGTCGTAGAAGAGGTTCTGCTGGGCGGCGTCGAGGACGGCGCTCCGGTGGTCTTTTGGGCGCAACCGGAACTCAGAGGTTCCGAGGTAGTAACGAGAGTTCGCAAGGAATTTCCTGGGGTCGCGGACAAATGCGCTGCCGTGTAGACCGTAGTATATCGTCTTTGAAACGAACTCAAGGCGTGGGTGGTGCTCTTGGACGACGACCTTCTTGCAAATCCAGCCCACGCCGTGCGGTTCGCGGCCGTCGGCGGTCCGGTAGATGAGGTCAGCGGCTGCGCGCCAGCGGGCGAGGTCGGAACGTTCAATATAGGTGAAGAAGTCGTCCCCAGTGATGAGAGAAGCGTGCTTGTCGATGCCGGCGAGCTTGAAGAGCAGCTGATTAACAATGCGGTTCCGACGGCTGTTTCCGTCGGTGGTTTTGGGCCCGTGCCCCGAGGGGGTGGTCCCCCGGAGGCGCACCTCGAGTAGGCGCACCCCGGCGTAGGAATAGCGGAGGGTGACATGACTCGGGGTAGCGGCTCGGAGGGTGATCCTGGTGTGGTCTGGGGTCCACCAGGAGAAGTGGCGCGAGAGATGATCGCACCGGGCGAGCCAGAGCGGCCGGTCGACTGCGGTCTGCATCCAGTGATACTGGAGGGAGTCGAAAGATTTGGCGTCGGTAGACACGCCGACGGGATCCTTAAACCGGGCGCGTTGG